TTTTTACAAGTTCCGCCTTTTGCTCTTCCGTCATCATATTCAATAATGTTTCTACAATGTCTTGACTCATTGTTTTCTCCTAGCCATATTCGTTAATATTTCTGCCATCTTAATAATTCTGCTGTTTTTACCTTCTAGCGTTCTAACTCTAGCCTCTGCGTGATTTTTGACTTTCAATATTTCAGAAGCTAGAGGGTTTTCTTTGACTGCTGCAAAATACTTTTGCTGCCACTTCGTCCAACCGTCTCCGTATTGGTTCATCGTGCTACCTATTATAAACCAGATAGAGGAATCTGCCCACTCTAAAGCGTTTTTTTCTTTGGCTAATTGTGTCTCTATATACTCTGCATAAGCATATAGCCTAAAGCTGTATATGTTACACTCTTCGGAAGTCAAAGACCTCATATCTTCGTAATTAGCATTGATAATATTGGAAACTTCTTCTGGAGGCTCAACTTCCACTAAATACTTAGAACGCTTCCAGTCTTCAATAGACTGTAAAAACTCATTCAATTTTTCTTCGCCACTCATCTATATCCTCGTTGTAGTTAAATTCTATAAATCTTATCTCGTTGACTTCACACCATTCGGACTTTTTCCTGTCTCTGGCCTGCGCCCTAAAAAACGAGAGCTTGTCTTTAAAATGAAACTTGTTAAATTTAAAGTGTTGTTGTCCATGAACTTCTACTATTAGGTTTCGGTTTGGAACAAATAAATCTGCTCTGAGTATAGAGTTTTTCCCAGTTCTAGTACCGGGCAGAGACACCTCCTCTAGAACCCTGTCATGGGGGAATAGCTCGTCTAATAGCTGCTTTGCTTTTGTGTGCAGTTTAGACCTTTTGCCTCCCCCAGACTTAGGGTTCCATTTATGCTCTTTTCCGTCTAGTCCAAAAACTATCAAGACAAAGATTCCAATATCATGCTTTTGAGAATAGTTACCAATTCTGGATGGTCAGAGATAAAATTGTACAGCTTTGACTGACCCTGAAACTTAAAGGCTTTTATTATAGCTTCATCGTCTTCTATGTCAACGTCTGGATTTATCTTTTTAACTATATCTTTATTCATCAATAAAAACGGACAAGAAATCCAAGCGCCAGCCTTGTCGATAAAACCTAAGTCTAGGGCCAGTTCTATGATCTCTTGAGTTTTATCAATACCTCGACCATACCTGATATAACTTTGAACATTGCCTCCCGGTGGTCCCATAGATGAGCATATGATACCCCAATTAATTTGTTGACCTATCCTCTTTCCGTTTTCATCGTCCTAATATTTTATAGCTGGAGAATCTTTTCCACCGTTTCTTATCTCCATTCTTGTATCAGCTTGATACTGAATCTTGTTTCCTCCGTCTGCCATTTTAGCTTTACCAAAACCAGAAGTATTGGCGATGTAATGAGTAATCGCAATCATTAGTCCTCGTTGTCTAGGAAGTAGCTGTCCCATCTTCTTTGTAAAAATACTAAGTATTTTAGGAAGCCCAGCACGACCGGGACTAAAATCGTTGTCTAATTCTTTTTCTGGGATGAGAGAAGAGATAGAATCAATAATAAGAACTGCGCCATGATTATCTGGATGGCTCATCATTAAATAGCCCCACTCCAAAAACTTTTCAGCAGGGATTGGCTTATCTTCTGGGGCCATGATAGACATCTTTTCAGGATCTAGACCATCCACCTGAAAATTCATATCTTTGAATCTACCTTCTGCATCAATATAGATTACATTCCTACCCATTTCTTGGCAGTTGCAGGCTATCTGCATTGCGGTGGTTGTTTTACCAGATTTTGGATCTCCGGTTAGTGTTACCCAACTACCTTCTTTGATGCCGCCCCCTAACGCAATATCAATGGCGGGACTGACTGGTATCACCTCATACCCGCTTTTTTCTTTTAATACCTCGGTTCCGGTCTTAATAATCTTCCCATACCCTTTAGCATCTTTTTTTAGATACTCAGGGATGCTATCTTTTTTTATTGTCTTTGCCATCTATGTTCCTTAGTTTTGAAAATAAAGAATTCTTTTTAGCCTTGGTTTTCTTAGGCTTGAATACTAGCTCTTTTTTAGGTTCTTCTTGCTTTGCTTTTGGTTTAACGTCTTGAGATTTTAACAGTTCAAAACACTTTGCCACACCCTCATCTACAAAATTCAAGGCCAAAACAAACTTCTTAGACTTATGTAAAAATCCTAGCGAATAGATATTTTTTCCGCTAGGACTATTAAGATATCTAACCAGAGCCTTCTCATTATACTTTTTGATAAGTATATTTGCAACCCTTATATTGGTTTGATACTGTTCTTTTTGAGATTTGTTCCAAAACTTAAATTCTAAACTACCCTTGTTCTCTCTTTCACGCTTTCTTAAACACACAAGCTCTGCACAATATTGCGCGGCGTTACAAGGTTGCCCCGTTGACAAGCTCTTGTACTTTTGGGTTTTTAAGTTTTTCTGATCCATTTTTGAAAATCATGTATTCTAAGTTTTGTTTAGTTACCGCTCTAACTTGATTAAATTCTTCAAGCTCGTTTATGGGCCATGTGTATTTTTTCACATCTACCCAAGAACAGCAGTCCCTCAATAAAGAGACTGTCAAAGTTTGAAAAGATTCAGAATGATCTCCTGACATAGACTGTTCTTTTGCTATGCCTCTCATGATAGAAATACCATCAAGACCGTTCTCGTCTTCAAAAAACACTAGCTTGGGAGTTCCAAACATGTGTAGCTCTACTCTTGTTATAAGAAGATCATTGTCCTTGCAGTGTTCTGACAACCTTATCCAAGGATTTTTTGTGTCGGGCCTATCATAATCACCGTAAACATCAGTACCATCTGACAACTTTATCTTCCAACTAATCATCATTTCTGATCTAGTCAGCATTTTCATGTACTGATCTCTATGCGTACAAATCATGTCAATCCTTTTTTATTGTATGGATCATTCCTCTTTGTCTTTTGGGAGGAGTCCTGTTGAAAGTTCTGGCTTGGTCGCTTTTTGCAGACGCCGCTTCTGTCATCACAGTAACGCCCTGCTTTTTATTCCTTGCGAACAAACTAGATGTACTACCTACTTTTTCCGAAGGTTCAACGGTAGAAGCTTTTTCTTCTGTGTTTTTTTCAAAGCTTAAAGTAGAAACAAATTTATCTACTACGTGTACCGATCTATCCATGTCTCCCGCCATGACTGTGGGCGTAGTGTCTAGGTAGTTTGCAGTAATATAAGCTTTTTCTTTTTTAGAAAGTGGACCCTTTTTCATTTAATTCTCCATAGATAATCGTCGAGATCTGGTAAAGTAGGTTCTGTTTTTTGTTTGTAGATACTTAACATAGTTATCAAAACACTTAGCGTTAACTCTTTTTTCTACAAAAGTTCTTCGTTTCATTTGAGAAATATTTTTATCATTAGAATGAGGATCTAATAGTTGACCTCTATATGTCTTTATAAAGTAAAATGCTGTTTTCTCTCCCCTAGCTTTATCAAACGTCATTTTAGCAACATAGTTTTCTTGCTCTTTTTCTACTAAACTCTTACCATTGATGTCATAAAAATTTCTGACCATTTCTTTTTGTTCTGAATTATTAAATTTATCCATTCATTTTCTCCAACATTGTTATTAAGTTCCTAATACAGGCCGCTTCTGTCACTCCAGAAACACAGATTTGCAGCTTGTTAGATATTCCATACTTTTCTAAAGCTTCGTTTCCTAGTACGCAACTATCTAAATTTCCGTTATCTAGCATTTTTCTAATGTCGATCTTCATGGTCACGGTTGCATGATGAGGCTGTTCAGACCTAGCAAGACCGTTTGGTATTTCATCTATAAAAGGCATCAGTCACCATCCCTAATCCATTTAATTTTTTGTTGTGGGGTCATCTTGTTTATCTTTCTTCTTTTGGCAGAAACCTCTTTATGTTTGTTATGCACATCCATATTGTTTGCTCTGTTTTTATCTTCTAGTTCATATCTGCCCATATTCCTTGTATTTTTGTCTGCCTGCTGGCCCATTGTCTTTACCTCGCCTCTAACAGAAACGTGTGGAGCGGTGATAAAAACCTTTTTTAAGTTTTTTTCTTGGCAGAGTGGACAGATAAGCGTACTTGGCTCTGATGGACCCTGTACAATTTCAGTATAATAAGCGCAAGGTTCACATTCAAAATCGTATGTCGGCATTTTTTCCTCCGTTTAAGTCAAGAAGGCGGCTACCTAGCCGCCCTCTATTATATCCACAAGCTTAGAAAATCACACTAATTTTCTAAAGCATTTAAAATTCTTCCAATAATTCCATTTCTTTGTATGTCTTGATTATTCAATCTACAAACTGCGACACCTTCTACGTCTTTAAGTTTGTCTATGCAGTCATATAGCCCACTCATTGAGCGTATGTCTGTTTGTCTTACGTCTCCGTTGATTATTACCTTAGAATTTTTACCCATTCTTGTTATAAACATCTTTATTTGGTCCATGCTACAATTTTGTGCTTCGTCTAGTATCATGTATGAATCGTTAAAGGTGCTACCTCTCATTACTTCTAAAGGTAAATACTTTATCCTGTTTTCGTTTTCATACTGTCCGTAGTACGCCCGTCCCAAAAAGAACTTTATATTTTCTTTCATGGGTAATAAATAAGGAGCTATTTTTTCGTTTAGCTCTCCCGGTAAAGATCCTATTTCTTTTCCAGAGCATACAAGTGGTCTTGTAACGATTATGTTTTCTGTTTGGCCGCTGTGTAATTTTTGGGCCGCTATCCCAGATGGTATAAAAGATTTACCAGACCCGCTTGGCCCCGTACAGAAAATAACGTCATTTTCTATAATCGCTCTTATATAGTTGTCTTGATTTTCCGTTTTTCCTTGTACTATTTTTACCTTCTCAGGCGAATTCTTTTTAGACCTGTTTTGGCTATAGGATTTTTTTCGCATGTTTTGCCTTTATAAGGGTTCGTCACTTGGATAATCTATATCGTATGGAACTATCACCACTCCAGCACCGCTTTCGTTGTAGTCTCCTTTGGTTAATACCGCATCGCTATAAGAATTGGTATAGGTTAGTGTAGTTGTTACTTCTCCACCAGATGTGTCTCCGCCAGAAGTAGATATGTCAACAAGATAATTACGTTTTCCCAAATCCCAAAGAAAAAACTTCTCTTGTGAATCATAAATAGCCCTAGCCACTAATTTTATTTCTCTGTCTGGCTGCATCCAATCAGTCAAATGATTAGTGTCAGCGTCGTTGTATTTTTTTATGCCCGCTGCCTTTGTGTAAATATTATCTACGTTTCTAATAGAGTCAAAATCCGCCTGAGTCGGATTGGAAACATTGCTATATTCGTGTAAGAAATTCCAATAAGGCAAGCCCTGTCTGACAATTCCTTCAAACGAGCATGTAACCTCTATAGGCAGGGCCAAGTATTTGAATCTGTTTACTTCATGCTCTTTTTCTCTAATGCTACCTGCTCTCTTGCCAACATTTGGTAGTTCTTCATAATTAAAAGATAGGTCTATGTTTATGGATCTTATAGCTAAATTTTTTCTTCTTCTGGTGACATCAGGTGAGGTTACTTGACCATTTTCTGTTCTGTTTGTATATTCTGTTCCTATTTCAGCCTCGTAAGTAACTTCTAGATCGAATAGATTGCTCACTTCTGTTGGTAGATTAGAAGGTCCATACGAATCTCTTAGTATATCTATATGATGCCTACGCACAGACATCCCTTCTTGAGACTTGGCCTTGACTCTGTACCAGTTGCTTTCATCTGCACCTCCTTCGTCTGGGTTTGTTTCCGAATATTGAGTAGTAGTAACCTTTTCAAAATTTGCAGAAGCTGGGTCGTCTTCTATCTTTTTCCATAGATAAACAGGATTATCTGGATATCTATAGGGTTCTTGAACC